GTCATTGACACCTTATATATAGCATTATATAACTCATGGCAACTACAACCCATTAGGTGCCCAAATGATAACCAACAAATACGGATTGCCACGCCAGTTTGAGAACCTTCTCGCCAGAGACAAATACGACTCTGGCGATAGCAGGATAACTATAACACGCCTTCTTTCTTCGCCAAGAATTTCGTTGCTTCAGAGGCAACATGAAGACGAAATAGTTACAGATATCGCGGATGACGTGTGGAAACTTTTGGGTAAGTGCATCCACACAGTGCTTGAGGAAGGTGCCGACGAGAGTGACATCATTGAAAAGCGGATGTTTGCTGAGATCAACGGCTGGAAAATCTCAGGGCAGTGTGATGCTATCAGGACGGAGAACAACCAAAAGATTTTGATGGACTGGAAGTTTACCAGTGCCTACGCCATCGGGAAAAACCAGCCTAGCTGGGAACAACAACTCAACTGCTACGCCTATCTCGCACAGCATGATCTGGAAATGAACATCGACAGGTTACAGGTCATTGCCATCTTGCGTGACTGGCAAAAGAGCAAAGCGGTCAACAGCAATCGCTACCCACAAGCACAAGTGCATGTGGTCGAGATTCCCATGTGGTCTGTCGAAGATCAACACGCCTTTATAATGAGTCGGGTTGCCGCGCATCAGGACGCATGGTTCGAGCACGACATTGACGGGTCTCTGCCACTGTGCAGTGACGAGGATCGATGGAAAAGAGATTCGGTCTGGGCTGTGCAAAAGATTGGTGGCGTCAGGTCGGTCAAGAATTTCAACTCGCCAGAAGAAGCGGGGTCATTCCACCAAAAGATGAAAGCAAAAGAGGAGTATGAGGTAGTCGAAAGAAAAGGAGAGCCAGCGCGGTGCGTTGGAAATTATTGTCAGGTCGCACAGTTTTGCGATCAATACCAACAGGAGATCACAGATGACAATGAGTAGAAAAGATAGGAATCAGTTTATCATTGACGAGTTTGAAGAAGGCGCAAGCATCAATGATATCGCGGCGAACCCAAGGGTTAACATCAAATACGCGGCTGTTCGTCGGGTGATTATTAACAGCATGGGCTACGAAAAATACAAGGCGATTCTGAGAGGCGAAGCAAAATATGCTTCAGCCGTTTTGAGAGGTGAAACACAAGTGGCGGAGCCTGTCGTTGAGAAGCCACAAGCCAAGCCCAAGAAAACATTTTTGGAATGGCTATTCGGGAAGTAAAAAAATATGGGAAAATTTCACGAAGACCTAGTAGCGGCGTTGTCTGAAATTAGCAACCCACCGCTCGACGGCAAGGCGAATTACGGCAAATACGCGACACTGCCAGCATGTCTGGAGACTGCTCGTTCAACACTGGCACAGCACAACCTTGCTGTGGTGCAGATTACGCTGACTGAACCAGACAAACTGGTGACACGCATTGTTCATTCTTCGGGTGAGTATCTCGAAGACGGTGGCGTTCCCCTCTTGTGCGAGAACAAGAACAACCCACAGAAAATGGGATCAGCAATTACCTATGCGAGGAGGTACGGTTTATGTAGCCTACTCGGAATCTGTGGTGAGGAAGACGATGACGGTCAACGTGCGACACCGCAAAAGGAGTTACCTAAAAAGAGGGTAGTCAAGCCAGCGCCTGACAAGTCAGGAGAAGAGGACATCTCTCTTGATGATGACATTGACCTGCTTGATGCAGAAAGCATCAAGGAACTCTACTCGGTTCACTTCGAGAACATCGGTGCGTCCACAGAAGAAACGGTTAATGACATGGGTGCAGACGATGCTCGTGCGGCTAAACGAGACCTCGTTAAATTCTGGAAGGACAATGCCGAACAGCGAGAGGAGTTAAAAAAGAAGGGGGATAAGGCTTCAACTGAAGCCGTGGACTGGATCACCGCACAGGTGAAGCAGACACAGAACTGGTTAAAAAATCGCATCGCAAACTTAGAGGAGAATGATTGATGCAGTGGAAATTGGAAAACAAGCCTAAGGAAAACAACTGCAACTTGCGACCAGCAAGGAACAAGACCAAGGATTCACAAGCGGACTTTCGTGGAAACCTTCACGTCTCGAAACAGCTTGTTAAGTTTCTGGTTGACTGTGCAAAGGAAGGCAAAGAGCCTCTTCTTTCAGTGCAGGGTTGGGATAACGGCGTGGTCAACCGCGCTAAGGAAGGGCAATATGGTCCGAACATTCGCCTCTCCATTCAAGAATATGACGAGTCATGGATGGACAGATCGCCCCGGCGTTCAGCAAAGGTAGACGACGACATCGACCTTGATGACGATATACCATTTTAGGGGGTGCTATGAGAGACAAAACAACATTCAACTTTGTCGTGGAAGCCGATCAGCTAGATCGATTGAGACGACGATCCGTGCAGGAAGAGCGAAGTATCGGGTCAATGCTTCGGGCAGGAGTTGAATACATCCTCACTAATCGAACTTATGACGAGGGCATTCGTGACTGCTGTCAGTGGCTGCGAAAGACTACAATTATTGAAGGCAAGGATTTACCAGACGGCAGGACATTCAACGAGTTTGTTTGTGACGAAATGTCTTCTGCCTTGAAAGCTACTTCCTCATCTGAGAAAGAGGATTTTCGAGAGCCTTCTTAATTTTATCAGTCACTGATTTTTCCAGTGCTTTTATGGACGCTTTCGTTTCGCTTTCGAGAGCGTCCATATTTCTTCTGATTGCTTCTCGCCTTGTGTCAAAGCGATCTTGCTCTTTGTCCATAACCTTGCGAGTGTCATCTTGGATTGCCTTGATGCGTCGATCCATGCCCTCTGCAATTCTTTCTATGCGGACAATCTCACCCTTCAGATCACGCTTAATTGTTCTTGCCTCGTCTCTTGCGGCGTCCGCACTGTCCTGTATGCTCTGTTCCAGTTTTTCAAAGACAACCATCTCTTTTCGGAGTGCCGACATATCCGTGGTCAGGACTGCAAGCCGCTTGTCAAACCCTGACAAGTCAGGAGCAGTATAGCTTTCTATTTTTTCACGCATGTCCATATAGTCTTTATAAAACTCAAATCCTCCCCACATTGCACCGCCCAAGCTGGACAGCGCCGTAAGAATAATGGCGATCTTGCCGCCTCTAAATTTTACCCCCCCTACTTCTACTTCAGCCATCCATCAACTCCCAATTTTTTCTGTGCGCCGCCTTGATAGCTTCGTTGCTTTGCCCGTGATCAGCCACCGCGTTGTGGGTCTTAACCAATAAGCTGTTTATGGTTGTGTCATTCACCACAAACTCTCCCAAGATTCGCCCAAACTTTCCTTGTGACTTGTCAATCTTGGTTCTCAGAACTTGGCTGCTCTCTAACGGCAGATGATGTTCGACAAAAGCCTTTGCCCGTAATCCATATTTCTTTTCTTCCTTGTCCTGTGTCCTGCTTTTGGGGGTATCTACGCCATACAAACGAACCCTCTGCTTGGATAGCCAGACATCAAAACCAAGGTCAATGTCAACATCTACGGTGTCTCCATCTATAATTTTGACAATCCTACACTTATACTCATACATATCGCTCACCTGTATTGCGTTGCAGTTAAAGCTTCGTGCCCAGCATCACTACCTCCGAACAGCAGGTATTCTGCAAAGTTATTCTGAGGCAACGTAGCGTCTGGTATTTTAGTAGGCTGAAAGAAACCCTGAATATCTTTCAGGGCAGTTTGCTGTTTGAATATGCCGTTGCTGGTTGAAATGACGTTCATTACTGCCAGCGTTCTGATTTGGTTAGATGCGTCATAACGAGACTTGTCGTCCATCTTTGCCATAATTTTTTTACCCGCCTTTTCTTTTGCCTTCTGGACTACCTCTTTCTTGGGCTGTTTCTCCGTCGCACCTTTATTTTCTTTTGCTTCTCGCGTCTCCGCAGGACGCTCTTCGGCAGACTCAGGCGTATCTTCAGGCTGCTCTTCAGGCTCTGGCTCTGCTGGCTGTGACTCGTCAGGCTGTGTTTCTTGGGGTTCAGGTTGTGTTTCGGGCTGTGCTTCAGGCTGTGCTTCAACCTCTGCCTCGACTTCAGCAACCACCCCCTCTGAAACAGATGTCTCTTCTGTCGTCGCAGGAGATGTCACCACTGGCGGGGCAAGCTCCACCGTAGGAATTTCTTGAACTTCAGCTATTTGAATCGGAGCAATGGCTACAGGCTCAGGCTGTGAGACAGGTGCCACAACAACGGGAGCGGGCGTTGTAACAACAACGGGCGTGTTTATCTCTTCGGTAATCAGATCAATCACTTCTGTCTCTACCAGCGTAACAAGATCAAACGTAGTTGAAAGGTGAGGGGCGGCAAACCGTGGTCCGAAAAAGCCGCTTGAGAAGCCAGCATCAATGCCGAACAACTCAAACCCCCCTGTCAGCCCTGAGAAACTGTTGGCTGGAATAATTTGTGAAAAATCAAAAGAGCGGACACCAGTAAAGTCTAACTCCACCTCATGCTCAAACTTATGAACCACAGTGTTTTGTTCAGACAGAGTGAGAGTAAGGTTGAAAATATCTCGACAGTCTGATGACTGCATAACATTTCCACCCACACACGAAGACAGCACAGAGTTGCTCGGATGGGACTCTACATCCACGCCATAGTCCATCGTAAAGCCCCGATTGATGTCATCTATTGTCATCTTCTCTTCGAGATCAAAGGTCGTGGAGAACGTGCCTCCCGGTCCTTGGGTGCCCGCCGTGCAAAATTTTCCTGTCGCACAGCCCCTTTGACTGCCGGTGCCCGGTCCTGTTTTAGTGCCGCCAGTTGCGGTAAACTCTTCCATGCTTGGCAGAAAATTTGTTGTGGTTTCTGTGCCCGTAACGATCTCGGTGCTTTGAGCATACGCCGACCCAGCGCAGACAACGGCAATACAGAAAGCCCCCATTGACTGATAAATAAACCTACGGAGTATGCGGTGGCTAACCATCTTCATTCCATTCATCAGGTTCATTTTGCTGGCGTTTAGCCCGTTCTTCTTTTTCCTTCTGCTCTCTAAGTTTTTGCTTTTCTTTCTCCGCCTGACTTAAAGAATTTTTGTAGAACAAAGAATCCTCTGGTGCTTCCAAGTAATTTATATTCCACGCCTTCGTGGCATCTGCGCCGATGCTTCCCCTGTATGGACATGGCGTTCCTGACATCATCATAGCGTCAAAGACTCGTGCATCCTGACACAGCAAACTAACGCCAGCAACCTTCATACCCATTCCATACAGACTACGGGCAAGTTTAATTCGCTCACAATTTTTATCGATTACAGTGTGCCCCGTGGAAAGGCCAAGGAAGCCTGTCTGGGCACCGACACTCATGCCCGATCTGCAAACATCGTTGTTATTTACAACGATGGAGGGTGCTGATGCGGTGGGGGGGGTTTTATCAGTTACAACTGTTGAACTAACGGTATTAGTATCAGCAGCTTTTATTCTATCTGATGTTAAAACTCCAATCGCGCCTAAAGCGAGTATGAATAGCAGTAAATGCTGTTTCATTTTTTAACCTGTTCATCGTTGTCTTTCTTAGGCTTTGGCTTAGGCGCAACTGCCTGTTCGTAATAAATAATAATTTGTTTTTGTTGGCCAATGTATCGCTGTAACTCTGCCATGTTTAATGCCAGAGTTTCATAATCCCTGACGCTGAACGCATAAAATAAAAACTCACCGTTCTTTTCGGTATATCGCTTTTTAAAATCTGTAAAGTTCTGATCGGTAACGACATGCCAAGTAATGTCGCTAAGGCTCAAAGGCCGTGGTCTTTGTTGCGTGGGTATAACACGCTCAACCTCTACGGTCTTGACCTCTATCTGCTTAATGGGGTTCCAGCTACCACAGCTACTTAGTAGCAGGATCAGTGGGCAAGGCAGTAATGCTTTCCAACTCTTCAAATAATTTCTTTGTTCCAGCATTTATCTTCTTCTCCACCAGATAAGGCTTCTTTTGACTCAATCTGGTTAAGTCGTGTTTGCGAAGCTTATCAATTAGAGTGTTCCTATACTCTTCTGCCTTTTGTAGTTTGGTCGTCAAATTTTTATTAAGCTTCCGAAACTCTGCCGCATCGTCGAGCAAGGTTTGTATCGTATTGTCTTGCTCTGCCTTTGCCGCTTCCAGTTTAGCACTGTTTTCTGTCAGCGTTTGGATTCTTTGTTGGGTGTCCTTGTAGTAGTAGTAGCCACCATATGCCACGCTACCCACAAAGCCGAACACTACAATAAGAACGTATACTTTTAGCATTGCATTTCTGGCTTCTACTTTTTAGCACTCATGTAAGCTGTCATCCCCATGTACGCCCCGACGACGCCAGCCATCCCAATGTAGAAAAGACCGAAGAGATCAGCCAATGCTTTAATCCGAGAGTCAGGAAAAATAGGAAGAAAAACGGCAGCAGTAAAAATGAGCATAGAAATAATGCTAACCCAAGCCATTTGCCTTTGTGCGTCTGCCTTTTCTTCCGCAGCCTCGGCTTCGTGTATGGCTTTGATTGTTGCAAGTTCAGCATCGCTAACCACGCCATCCCCATCAACATCATACTCCTCGTAAACGCTGTCTTTCTGAAGAACCTTTTTTCCTTTTGCTGGCTTCTTAGTAGCCATGATCCTCTCCTGTTTTCATCATGTTACTCAAAACATTTGCACGGTCACCCACTTGCCTTGCCCACTTCGAGTCAAGCATCTCAACACTAGCCTCTTCATAGCGCCCGTTCTCAATGTGAGCGAGTGTGTTAACAAACTTGGACAAGGAGCCAAGCCCCATGTTGAAAGCCATGTCCACCACGACTCTTTGACGCACGTCATCAAGGTCTGACCACCACGGGAAGGCGTTCTCTACTTCTTCCTGAAAGTCCCTGATGTCATTGGCAAGCATCAACTCAATCTCGTCATCTGACAGCCCTCTGTCCCTGAGATTGCGTCCCACGCCAATCGTTTCAATGCCTTCAGTATCTAGGTACACCTTGGATCGCACCCCTTCGTGAACCTTTAACTGTGTTATTAACTTGTCAATATCCATATCGCTTTATCCCTTTCAAGTTACTGGTAACTTGTCACTATAAAATTTTTGTGACCAGCGTCGGTGCCTCAACAACGGTCTCCATATATAGGGAAAAGCCCAGCTTGTTTTCATGACCGTCCAGTTAAACAAGTTATAGGGAAACTTCATTGGTCTCATGTAATCCAAGAAAAGGATTACCCGTAACTGGTCGGTCTCATTAACGGCGTAGTGGTTATATGTGTCATCAAACAAAACAACCGTGCCATTTCTCCAATGGTATTTGTCACCCTCAACATTGATGTGGCACTTCTCAGGGTCAGGTATAATCAAACCCATGTGCATACGCAGAACGCCAGCCCACGGTCCTTCGTGGGGGTTGAGTGCCTTGTCGGGACCAAGCACCGAAAGATAGGCAGAGACGACTGACTTGTGCCTGTTTAGAACCTTCATAAGCACAGGAAAGTTTGCGGTATTTTTCTTGAACGTCATGCCAGCACCCTTGAGAAAAAACATACGCCACTTGTCATCGTTGCTGATGTATGTCTGATCAGGTGATATATCCTGAAAGGGTGCGAAGTCATCATACCTCGCCATGATCTTCTTGGTCTCAGCCT